ATATCTTTTCACTTTAGATAGTATAACAAAAGGTAGATATGGTGCACGCTGTACTTAATTAGATATACATGACAAATCTACTACCACAGAAACCTAAACAAAAAAAAGAGTTAACCCCTAAACAGGAGGCATTTATTGATGCCCTAATACAAAACGGGGGCAATGTCTCACAAGCTATGAAAACAGCAGGCTATGAGCCTACTTCTCGTACTTGGTTAGTAAATTCAGTATCTTCTGAAATAGTAGAACGAACACAGAACTATCTAGCGGCACATGGAATGAAAGCCGCAAACAACTTAATTACCGCTTTAGATGAAGACGGAACAACCCCCAAGGGCGAGCTTCGATTAAAAGCCGCAGAAAGCCTCTTGAATCGTATTGGTATAGGTTCAAGAGAGACAGTAGACCATAATGTAACAGCAATGCACGGTGTTGTGTTATTGCCAAATAAACAGGATGAGAAGATAATAGATGGTTGATACTAACAGAGAACAAGCATTAGACTCTTTAAAAGATTTAATTAAAAATAAAGCTGAAGATACTACAGTAGTTAAAAAAGCAAATAGTGTTATAAAAAAACATCCAATACTAGCAACTACTGTTAGCTCACTAGTAAAGCAAGAATTAGGTGGTTTAGTTAAAATTGGAGAAAATAAAGAAATAAAGTTTTCAGTAGACCCAAAAAATAAAACAGCAAGTTTGGGTTTTAGTATGTCTTTTAATAAAGGTGGCTTAGTAAAAACTTACGCTAAAGGTGGCGGAGTTAGAAAAGCTCGAATGGGTGACTACGAGTAAGTGGCTAGAACTCTAAAAGACCCAGAGTTTCACAAATGGCTAAAGACCCACTATGATAAAGATTTAAAAGATTTAAAACCACAGGATGCACACAACAAGTTTATAGTTTATTTAGCATGGAGACGAGCAACACACAAACAACCACCCAAGACACAAGAAAAACATCAACCATACCTTTCGGATATAAATTAGATGAAGACAATAAAACGTTATTACCTATCACAGAGGAGCTTGAGGCTTATCGAAAAGCAAAGGATTATCTTAAATCTTGCTCTTATCGGGAAGTTGCTAGTTGGCTTACCGCAACGACAGGGAGAAAGATTTCAGCTCAAGGCCTTAGAAAGAAAGTATTAGGAGATACAAGTGACAATACAAATTAAAAATAAAAATAATAAAAATAATTATGGAGTTCAGTTTCCAAGACCTTATAAAGGAACTGATACATATTCTACATTACGTTTATTAACACCTCCGAGTGCTAAAAATGAAAAAGTATACACCAAAGGAAGCGGAACTAGAAAAGTAAAATTTATAGATGTCTAATGACATACCTCCACCGAGACCAAAACGGCAATATAACTACAGTGTTGCTACAAAAGCTAAGATAGCATCTCAAAAAAAGCTTAGAGAAGCTAAAAAAACTGCTGAAAGAAAGAAAAAACAAGTAAAAGCACAGCGAGATAAGGTAAGATACTTAGAAAAAGGCCTAAAAAAGATAGAGGGAACGCTAAATGGTAAGAATCCGTCAGTTTTAACGGAAGATGACCTAAAAGTAGCACCAAAAGCACTAAAAGAACATATAGAAGACCTAGATAATGTAATATTTAGGCCAAATGAAGGCCCACAAACAGATTTTTTGGCCTCACCGGAGAGAGATGTACTCTATGGAGGTGCCGCAGGTGGTGGTAAATCATACGCATTACTAGCAGATTTGATTAGATATGCACATTTACCAGACCATAGAGCACTTTTAATTAGAAGAACTCTAGATGAGCTAACAGAATTAATAGATAAAAGTAAACAATTGTACCCAAAAGCATTTCCGGGTGCAGTTTTTAAAGAATCTAAGTCTATGTGGGTGTTTCCTAGTGGAGCAACTGCATGGTTTTCGTACTTAGACAGAGATAAAGATGTTACTAGATATCAAGGACAAGCTTTTAACTGGATAGGTATAGATGAGATTACACATTATCCTACTCCCTTTGTTTGGGAGTATTTGCGTTCTCGATTAAGAACGACAAATCCCGAGATAAAACCTTATATGAGGTGCACTGCAAACCCCGGCGGTGTAGGTGGTTGGTGGGTAAAGAAGATGTACATTGACCCTTCACCTCCATATGAGAGCTTTGCGGCATGTGATATTGACTCTGGAGAAATATACAAATGGCCTCCAAGTCATGAAAAAGCAGGTCAAGCTTTATTTCAAAGAAAGTTTATTCCTGCAAGATTAACTGATAATCCGTACTTAATGCAAGATGGTCAGTATGAAGCTATGCTTCGTTCTTTACCAGAAGTAGAAAGAAAAAGATTATTAGATGGGGATTGGGAAGTTGCAGAAGGTGCGGCTTTTCCAGAGTTTGC